AGCTTCTCCTTTTGGATACTTGTCTTTGATTGCTTTAATATCTGCTTTCCAAGCATCAATTCCGTTGTGATATATGTTATCTAGTTGTTCGTTCCATGTTGGATACTCAGCTAACCTTTGTCCTTTATATGCGTTCTTTGCTACCTCTGCTTTTATTTCTTCTATTTTTTCATTAATTTCTTGTTCAGTTGGTTCAGTTACATTTGTATCCAACCATGTTAATTTATCATCGTGCATTACCCATTGTGCATTCGGTCTTAATAAATTTAATGCTTTTGTTTTATACATTTTACGCTCCTACTTCCATTACTGTTATTGTTGATACTGTTTTAATTATATAAGGACTGTTAGTATCATTTTGAGGTCTATTTAAAAATATATTTGAACCATAACTAACTTGTGCTTTTATTGCGTATGTAACTGCACTAGTTGTATTTGGAGAATCTAAAAAAGAACCACTATGTTGGTTAGTAAAATAAGTATCCCCTGCGATAGAACCACTATTAGATACAGCATTAGTAGCGGCAGGTTGTACTCCAGACGCAGCAGAACTAGTTGCATTTGTTAAAACACTACCACCCCTATAAAGATAAATTGCACCATAATTATCTGGAATCCTACCAAATACTGTATCCCAATGCACCCATATTTTACTTGAAGTAGATGATGGAGTAATATTAATAGTTAAAGCATCAGCTAAAGCTCCAGTAAAAGTAATAACTCCTCTTTCTGTTGATGCTAATACTTGCAGTATTTTACCATTTGAAACCGCATCACCTGTTAAAGTCTTACCACTAGCCATTGCTATACCCGCACTACTAACTGTAGCAATCGTTGTTCCCGCTGATTGTAGGTCTAAAACACCAGAAGAGTCCGCTGTAGTAGCTACTCCGCCTGAACCAGTTAATGCATTAATCGTTGAAGCCATAATTTTTCCTTATAATATTACCCATCGTTGTCCAGAAGGTACAGTTACCACAACACCTGATGCTAAAGTCATAGGCCCTACTGACATACCGTTTGAACCTGCAGTTATTGTATAGTTTGCTGTTATATCATCTACGTTTTCATAAATAGCACCCCCTGCTGATGCACCTCCACCGATCGAACCCCAACCAGTAGTGTATCCTTCAAATTCTCCAGTAGTAGAGTTATATCTAAACATACCCGCTGCCGCTGAACCTGGTCGTTGAGCAGTTGTACCCACAGCTTGAGTCACAGCTCCAGTACCAGAATATATAAGATNATTAGGGATGTTAACGGTTCCTGCATTATGCGTTACTTCTTTTCCAGCAGCATCACCTAGAGTTACATTACCTGTTGCACCTAGAGTTGTAAATGCACCTGTGCTAGCTGATGTATTACCGATTGGTCCAGGAGAAGCAAATCGAGCTATAACCCCTGCTCCTGAAACTGCGCCTGAAGCTGCTAGTGTAGTAAAAGCTCCTGTACTAGGTGCAGATGCGCCGATCGTAGTATTATCAATTGTACCGCCGTTTATATCTACATCACTTGAAAGCACTGAACCACTAAGATAATCAATAGCATAATCAACGTTTGTGCCGTCTGTGTACACACATGATGATTTGCCAGCTGGTATTAATGCCCCCGTACCAGAAGCAGTTTTAACTGTTATAGCAGTAGTTGAAGCATTATTAATTATGTAATTTTTTTGGAATGTATTAGCACCACCTGCAGCGGCAGTAGGAATAATTAAATTACCAACGCCCCCCGCACTTCCTGTAAGATTAAGTCGTAAGTGACGAACTACTTGTGTGCCATTATCGGAAACAGCTAAACTAAGTGTTGTATCTCCTGTAGTAACAGCTTGATCTACAGTACCAACAATAGCTTCTTCTAGTGCCGTACCTAAGTTAACATTAGTCGTAGTACCCCAAGTACCTGACTGTTCCCCTGTTCCTATCAGTTCTACTGCTAAATTTGAATATGTCGACATTTTTAATCCTTATCCTATGTAGAGGCACCCGTTGCTATCGGCACCCAATCGGGTGTCTGACTTGTATCTATTATAACCCAATTAGAGTTACTAATGATAGGGGCGTGCCCTGTTAAACTTAGTGCGCCAGTGGCGGGTTCTCTTACTAATCCTATAACTTCAGAAGGAGCGTCACTTGCTATACTTAGTGATCCTCCATCTGGTTTTACTACTAATCCATCTAATACAGTTGGAGCAACTCCTGCTAATGATATTGCGCCTACGCCTGTTGTTATCGGTATTCCTANAGAGGCAGTTGGTGCATCACTTGCTATACTTANTGCTTCAACTCCTGGTGTTACAAATATATTATTCTGTTGTATTACTTGTGGCGCTATACCTTGTAATAAAAGTGCTCCAACTCCTGGAAGCCCTATATCTCCTTCTATCGCTGATGGTGCTACACCGGCTAGTGTCAGTGCTCCTACGCCTGGTGTTAACCTTACATCTTCTATTACAGTTGGTGCTATTCCAGCTAGTACTACTTCTCCTAGATTAGGAGTAATTCCTTCCCCACCAACTACATTTGGAGCTATTCCAGCCAATGCTAGAGCCCCTACACCAGGGGTAATCACTGCTCCATCTAATACTGTTGGTGCTATACCTGCTAAGGTTAAAGCTCCTACGCCTGGCGTAATTGGAACTTCAGGTTCACCCCACGGACCTGAACTCCAGGTACCTCGTCCCCAGCCAGTAGCCATTACTAGCTCCTTAAGTTAAGGTAAATATGCCAGTAGCAGCAGGTAATACGGTTAAAGTGTTCGGCGATGTTACAGTAAACTGAGCACTAGATAGCTGGCAAAAACATAAAAGTTTACCTGCATTTGAGCCCGTAGAATTACGTATAATCGCATATCTAACATTAACTATATTAGCTCCAGAAGCAGTAAACGCTAAACCCACTGCAGACATAGTAAATTTCTGCTGTTTAGCTGATGCGCCTACTACCCACTGGGCTGTAGCTGGTACTAAATTTTTACCACCAGTAGCGTATCCACCCGCAGCTCCCACTTCGCTAGTAACTGAAGTAAGTGCACCGCCGCCGCCATAAGCTGACAATGTAAAAGTAGAGGCGTTACTAGCCGACTGAGCTAAAACCATTTTAAACACACCGGCACCTAACGTTATGGTACCATTACCTATATATCTTTTGGCACTGTTGTATAGTTGCCATGCTGTTGCTGCCATGTTAAATCTCCTTAATGTCGGCGTGTGATGCGCCGGATTCTAAAATATGACGTAATAACCCGCCGTATATCTCTAATTCAATTTCATCTCCTAGCATCTGTATTAAACTCATAAACTCTTGAGCTTGTGATACCATCCAAGGATTACAATTAAATATCTTCCCGCTCACGTTTACGGGCATAACTGCTTGTCCATCATTCTCTACTTGTTCATATGCGTGATGCTTATCTTCTTCACCTAAACACGAATCACAGCCAAACAAGTGAAAGCGTTTAAATCCTAACATTCTAAATAATGGTATAGCTCTTAACAAAACAGTCGATCCGCCAGGGACTGACCACCATGTTTCATATTGCTTATCTAGTATATCTTTTAATAATTCTGCTTGGGTATGCCACACATAAGTTCTATCTTTTGGCAAGCCCTCAAATACACTAGGGTTACATTGTGAAGCTATAAAGTATTTACATCCTTCAACTACAGGTTTTGTAAATCTTCCATTAAATTCGCGTGCATCTACCATGACCATAGCAGAAGGAGTTAAACCGTTGTCAATACACCAATTGTAGGCGTTATTAATTGTTATAAGTTTAACACCATTTTGCCTCAATTGCTTAATTTTTTCAAGGTGCTCTGTTACAGATGGTCCACCTCCTACAATCATTACCTCAATATCATTAGTCGGGTGAGGCTCTACTTGCAAAAATTCTTGTTTTATATTGTACTTAACATTCTTTATTATTTGTTTTTCATCAGTATTTATCCTACCGCCTTTAACTACGTCTTCTCCACTAATCCAATTAGTAACGTAAAATAAACAAGTGTTTTTTGTTTCATGAGACCAATGAATAATACACTTGCGGTCTTTAAACTTTTTTAGCCACCACTTATAAGGGTGTACACTTAAATGTAGTTTATGCCCAACCAAATCTCCTGCTTTATCATCTACGGTAGATATTTGAAAAAACACATGCTGACACGCAGCTAAACAATTATCTAATACTTGATCCACATGATGTGGTCTAATATGTTCCATTACATCTGTACAAAATCCATAAGCAGCGGTTACAGGTAACGGTTGTGATAAGTCTGCTTCTACAAACCGTAATGCGTGTTTCTGTGTATCTAACATGGGTACTATATCTTTGTCCAAACAATTGCCTGCAAAGTCAATCATAGTTACATCCATACTACCAAAAAACGCTAAGTTTAATCCTCCACGTCCTGTGCCACACCCTAAGTCCAACACGGTTGCCCCTGCTTTGGGTTTAGCTTGTTTTAAAAATTCATGAGATATTTTTTCACCAGGAGCAATTTGTCTATACTCTGGTTTTTCCCACATCATTTTATATAAATCTTTTTCTAACGGTCTTACATTATCTACTGTTACTTTCGGTGCATCCGCAATAAGCGATGAAGATCCTGTCATGTTATTCCTTTCTATTCAAATCGTATAATAGCCCCAGTAGCTGTGTCTTCTGGGAACGTAATATTAAATGTTCCATTATCAACTGTTTTATTACTACCAAAATCTAAAATGGCCACTACATATTTATTACCGTTACCGCCAGTATTTCTATATATAGCTGCCCCTCTTGCTGTAAATGTAGCACTAGTCCAACTAACAGGACCAAAACTAACCCATCCAACTACAGGGTCAAAAGAAAACCCAGGAGCGGCTACCACTAAATCTTTACCGCCTGCAGTGTACCCTGCACCTGTAACCTCATTAGTAGTATCGTATACTACGTTTGTATTGCCAGGACTTAAATCTGCTGCGTCAGTGTAGAGTGCTATCTTGTATGTTTGAGCAACACCAAAATTTAATTCACCAGTCAATACTAAGTATTTTAACCCCGTTGTTGTTCCTTGTATTATAGCTGCCATTAAACTCTTCCTCTACCTTTAACCGGTATTCTAGTCTGACCACTTCTATAAGCATCACGCGTATTTTTACCTTCGCCAAGACCTATTAAACCTACCATAGCTTCTTGATAACGGTTAGTATAATTAGCTATAGTCTCTGCATCAGATTTTAAGTACGCTGCTGCTTCCAATAGCGAACCGTAAAGTAATACGGAGCTATAATTATCTCCCAACCAAGACGTGCCAGAAGTAGCAACAGTAATAGACTCAGGATAGAAAAAATAATGCAGCTCAGCACCATAAGCA